CTTTAAAGTTGTGTATGATGCACTTACTGACAGCCGTAATACACTCTCTCAAAGAGACTTTTCTAAACGTATGTCCAGGCTTAACATAAAAACTGCACGTAAACGTATTAGTAAAGATCGTGCAGCTGGCATACCACGCGGGGTTGTGTTGACATGGAAAATAGATAATAATGTTCTTGAACAGTTAATAAAAGAACATTTCGACGAAAGGGATTTAAATTTATTAGATAATGGACAATCTAACGCAACCCAATCGTCCAGACCTAATAGCAACAGTTGAGGTCACGGAGGATATCGAACTAGGGCTAGTACCTGCATGGTCTTACTCCGCTTTAAAAACCTTTGAGTCTTGCGCTTATCGTACTTACATATCTAAAATAAAACGTATACAAGAAGACTACGGTCCAGCTGCAGCGCGCGGTACACAAATACACGATCAAGCAGAACAGTATGTACGTCATGAACTTAGCGAATTACCAGATACACTCAAAAAATTTACTCAAAAATTTTCAGAGCTAAAACAACTTTTTGCAGACGGAAAAGTGCAAACTGAAGGAGAGTGGGGCTTTACCTTATCTTGGGAACCCACAGGTTGGATTTCTCCTGATACTTGGGCACGTGTAAAATTAGATGCATTCGTACATGAAACAGATACATCAGCACGTGTAATAGATTACAAAACAGGTAAACAATTTGGCAATGAAATTGCGCACAGCCAACAAGCACTTATCTATGCTATTGGTACTTTCTTTATGTTTCCTGATTTAGAAATAGTTAACACAGAATTATGGTATTTAGATCATGGCACTACTATGGAGCAAACATATACGCGAGATGAAGCTATGTTGTTTATGCCTAAACTACATGAACGAGCTGTAACTATGACTACAGCTACTAAATTTCCACCAAATCCTTCTACATATAATTGTAGGTGGTGTTCTTTTGGAAAAGGACCAGAACCCCATTGTGAATGGGGAAGTTATTAGTTATAATTATTAAATAGTATTCACCCAAACAACACAGAATACTACGGAGAATGAAAGATGAACGATGTTACAACCATCCCTGCGCCTTATGCGCATCAAAAAACAACTACAGATTTTATAACAAATACTAAAACGTGTTTGATTACATCTGACCCAGGCACTGGCAAAACACGTGCAGTTCTAGACGCTCATGCTATACTCGGAGGCAAGACTTTAGTCTTAGCGCCACTTTCAATATTGGAAGCAGCGTGGGGGGAGGATATAAATAAGTTCCAACCCACTATTAAATATGGAGTAGCTTATGCAAAAAACCGTAAACAAGTATTTGAAGATAATGAAAACGAAATGGTCATCACTAATTTCGAAGCCGTTAACTTTTTACAAAAAAATACACAATACTGTGAGCAATTTGATACAATCGTTATTGATGAGTTTACCGCTTTTAAAAATCGGGAAGCCAAACGCAGTAAAAATCTCAAAAAAATTATCTCATATTTTACTAATAGGATTGCCATGTCTGGTACTCCTAATAGTAATACTATTCTAGATATCTGGCATCCAACGTTTCTCATCGATGATGGGAAACGACTAGGTGCTAGGTTTTATGCTTTTAGACACCAAGTTTGTACACCAAAATTTAATGGCTTTGCTAACGAATGGATAGACAAACCAGGCATAGAAGAAACAGTAGCAGATAGATTATCTGATATATCAATACGTTTTGCATTGTCTGATTGTATGGATCTACCTGACAATATTGTACGTACAATTAATACAAAGCTAACACCAAACATACAAAAACAATACAAAGTGTTGGCAGAAGAATCAGTTTTATATACAAAATCAGGTACAGTTAACGCAATTAATGCTGCTGCTCGTGTTAAAAAATTGCTACAGCTTGTAACGGGCGCCGTGTACGACGAAGATGGTGTAGTTCAATTTGTACACCAAGAAAGATACGACATTGTTATGACTCTTGTAGCGCAACGTGCGCATAGTCTTGTAGCATTCAATTGGAAACACGAACGAGATGCACTAATTGAACTAGCAAACAAAGAAGGAATAGCTTATGAGCTTATTGATGGTTCAGTACCAGCACAAAAAAGAAAAGATATAGTTGCAAGATACCAAGCGGGACAAATTAAAGTTCTCTTTTGTCATCCGCAATCTGCATCTCATGGTCTTACTCTTACACGTGCAAGCACAGTTATCTGGTGTTCGCCAACGTACAATGCTGAGCATTTTCAACAATTTAATCAGCGTATATATAGAGCAGGCCAAACACAAAAGACTGAAACAATACTTATCCAAGCTAGAAATACTTGGGAACCTGAAGTATACAAAAAACTTAATACTAAGTTAGGTCGTATGGAAAACTTATTACATATCTTAAAGGAGGTATCATGAAAAAATTAAATGATTTGTTATCAGAAGTAACAAAGATAAGAACAGAAATAAAATCTGTTCAATCAGAAGAAAAACTTCTTAAATCACAACAACGTGAATTAGAAAGTCAAATATCTATTAGAATGCAAGAGCAAGGGCTCGATAAAATTTCTAATGATGTTTGTACAATTTCACTTAAAAATGAAATTGTGCCAACTGTAGAAGATTGGGACCAACTGCATGAGCATATAATAAAAACTAATCAGTTTGAGTTATTGCAAAAGCGTATGTCTGCAACCGCCTACAGAGAACTTATAACAACTGGTATGGATGTACCAGGAGTTAAAAGTACGGAGCTGACTAGAGTTAACTTTAGGTCAGTGTAATATTAATGTTAGATGAAAAAAGGAGAACGTTCTATGTCTAATGATATAAGTATAGTAACAAGTGAGATGCCTGCTCACGTAAAACAAGGCAACAATCTGGGTAATGAAAATATTAACTCAGAACATTTATCTACTCCACGTTTGAAACAGCTGCAGCAGTTATCAAACGAAGTAGATGAAAACCACAGTGAGTATATACAAGACGCTAAAGTTGGCGACTTTATAAACACTGTAACAAAAGAAAGCTACGGTAAAGAACTTTACGTAGTCAATGTACACTTCAGAGAAGAGTATGTTGTATGGGTAAAAAGAGAAAAAGGTGGCGGCTTAGTAGGTACATTTCCTACACAAGCAGAAGCTATTAAACATCTTGAGGAAGCTGGTAACAAGGTTGAAGACCATGAAATTACGCAAACTCAAACTCATACTTTGTTAAAAGTAGAAGATAAAACAGGTAACATTTCAGAAATACCATTTTTGTTTGACTGTTCTTCTTCTAAGCTTAGAGTATCTAGAGAATGGAATACTCAAATTATGAAGCTAGGAGGCGATAGATTTGCTTCTCTTTGGAAGTTATCTTCCGTACAAACAGCTAACAAAGCTGGACAGAAGTTTATGAATATTTCTGTTTCTAATGTTGGTTGGTTAAAAGAAGATACTTACGAAGTTGCAAAAAGTTTTTATGAAAAGACTTTTGCTACTAAAACTAAGTAATCTATTTACGTACGGGTGCGAACCATCTCTTCGCACCCAAGTACGTATGCTATACTCCTTATGTGAAAGAAAAGGAGTTCATAAACAAAGTGCACAAACACTTATCTAAAGAAGTTTATCGTTGGAAGATAAATGATCCTTATCACGGCGGTGTGCCTGACACTTATTACTCAGGTCCAAACAATAATTGTTGGATAGAATACAAATACAAACACACGCTGCCTGCAAAATGCACGTCAAAAATAAAAATTAACTTGTCAGAACAACAACGTATCTGGTTAACACGTCAAAAAAAACATAATATATTTACATACGCAGTATTCGGTTCAGGGGATCAAGTGTACGTAATAGAAGATTTTACAATTACAGAAATTACATTAAAAGAATTTAATAAAAATGCAGTTGCTTTTAAAGATTTTATACAAGCACTTACAAAACATTGTTTAGGAGACACAAAATGACAGACATGGTTAACTCACCCCCGCATTACAATACTGGCAACATAGAATGTATTGAAGCAATTAAAGAGAGTATGACACCTGAAGCTTTCAAAGGTTACTTAAAAGGTAATATTCAAAAGTACATTTGGCGGTACGAAGCTAAAAAAGGAGTAGAAGACTTAGAAAAAGCGCAATGGTATTTAAATAAACTAATAGAAACCCTAAAAAATACTAAAACTGCGCAGAAGAATCTCTAATAAAGCTGATAAAAACGTTGTTTAAACTGAGGCTTAGGCCTTACCTACCTCAACAAAATGCGTTACGCGCGATCCTGTGAGGTCATTTTCTTGGAAAAGACCTATTTTTTGATCTATGCTGTAAAACTACATTACTTCGTGAATTATTAGCAGGATTTCCGTCTACATGATGAATATCAATATGACTTCCTTTTCTAACCCTACCTTCTTTTAACATTTGCCTACGTATTTTATTACGTTGCGCACGTCTTTTTTTCTGTGCAGGTGTACCTTGGTAGTTTGCATATTCTTTTTTATAGTTTCTAGTCATTTAAATAGTATACACCTTCAAAGCTTTTGCTTTACCTTTTACTTTAATAGTATCGTGTAAGACTGCAGTTGGTATTTTTTTTGCTGTACGTTCTCCAATTAATATATCTACACCTGCTTCTTTAGTTGCACTTTCTAATCGTGCAGCTGTATTTACAGCATCTCCTATTGCTGAATAGTCAAACCTAGTGTCAGAACCCATATTACCAATAACTGCTTCACCTGTGTTTACACCTATGCCTATAGCAATAGGTTCAGGTAATTCTTTTTGTAACAAGTGTATGCCCATGCGTATATCCTGGGCACAGGCGACAGCGCGTTGTTCGTGTTCATCTAAATTTAGGGGGGAATTAAAGATGGCCATGCACGCGTCGCCTATGAACTTATCAACCATGCCACCGTGTGCTTGGATGCATTTAACTTGTTCAGTAAGCACTTTATTCATTATGTCAGTTACTTCTTCTGGTTCTAACTTTTCAGACAAGTTTGTAAATCCTCTAACGTCAGTAAATAAAAACGTACAAGTTCGTTTTTCACCTCCTAACTTAAGTAACTTTGGATTGTTTTGTAATCGTGCAACTTGCTTGGGATCTAAATAATGCTCGAATTGTTTTTTAATTAACTGTCGTAATTTAAATTGCTCATTAAATCTTAAATAAAATTCTTGTACAGATATAAGCACCATTGATACTAAACTGTAACTGACATCTATAAGTACATTAGATGTAATTAAATACCAACCACCGACCGCGGTCATAGATCCAAGGCCCACGATTCCTACGACAGTACCAACTAAACCAAACATACGTACTATAACTATAGCTAATATAAGCACTGTTACTAATATAAGTAATTCGTATAATAATGCAGTGCCTGGTATTGCTGGGACACTTACCGTCATGCTTTCAGCTAACGCGGCTTGTATATGGTGGGGGTACAACAAACCAACTGGCGTAGCTATTTGAGGCATTACACCTTTTGCACTCACTCCTACAAACACAAACTTATCTTTTACATTCATTTCATCTAAGCTAGTGCTCGGAGTATTAATCCAAGATACCCACCTACGGCCAATGTTATCTACAGGTATTTCTGCATAACCAGCTACAGTAAGCTCTTCGATCTGTCCCTGTTGTCCTTTAATAATATATGTATCTGCACCTGCAATCATCTTAATAACTTGTATACCAAAAGACGGAGTCCAACCATCTGGAGTTTGAAGCAACAAAGGTAATCGTCTTACTAAATTATCCACATCAGTTCGTGCAACTGCTAGCCCCTGGTAAGCAGACTCTGCAAGCACGGACACATTTCCAATTACACCCTGTGATTTAATGCCTTGTATGGGTTCTCCATCTCCTAATATAACTGTGCCTGTAGTTGGCGCATAAGAACTGCCTCCTTCAAAGGTAGCAATAACACTAGGTCCTTGTAGTAGAGCATCTGCAAATGCCTGATCTCCCCCGAATCTATCTGCTTGTGGAAAAGCAACAACCCAACCTACACCTAAAGCTCCTGCTTCCATGAGCTCTGATTGAATACGTGCAAGATCCTGACGAGGATATGGCCAACCGCCCGCAAGTGCTACATCTTCTTCTGTTATATCTAACGTGGTAAACCAGCCAGATGGATCTGGTGTTTGTACGAGAGCGTCAAATGTTTTTAATTTAAGAACTTCTAGTGCTTGCCAGTTAAAAAGTAACGGCACACAAAGTATTGGTATGCTAAGTAACGAAATCCATTTCTTCATGTTATCCTCCTTGAGTGATTGTTATAACAGAATCTCCTCCACCATTAATTTTAACAACGTTAGAAACACCATCTTGTATAAATATCACTGTGTAAGATTCGCTTCCGTTTACATCTAGTTGTACGGATTCACTTACACTTCTCCTTAAGCTTACTACATTTCCTGTTATTAATGTAGTAATTTGGGTATCAGGATCTTTACCCAAAGATGTTCCTGTTATTTGTGTGCTAGTAGCTTGTGCTAGTTGGTCTTCATCTTCTGCTACAGCTAGTGCATCTAACACATTAAGCAAGTCTTCAAGATAATTAACATCTAAAAAGTTTATGTCTAGTTCTGTAAATTCTAAATCTTCTTCTTCTAAAAAATCTTCTGCAAGATAATCTATATCTAAATCGTTAAAATCAAGTACGCTTTCTCTTTGTGTGCTTGTGGACTCTTCTGTGGATAACTTTTCTTCTTTGGGAGGTGTAACAATTAACATGTTGTCTATAACATCTAATGTTAAATCTAAAACAACGGGTTTGCTTGGTGCAGATTCGTATACAGAAACCGTAGTAGCCTGATAGGGTTTGTTCAGTAAAACCGTGCCCATAGCGGTAACTACCTCTATCTCACCACTAGATAAACCATAGGGGTCAGGTAGCAATATAATAAGACTACGACCTAGTTCATCTACTGTCGCAGTAAAGTCTGTACCTCTAATTGCTATGTCGGCCGTGGGTGTGGATAACTTTATATTTCTCTTGTTTATTTTGTTTAAATTGCTACTAATAAACCTAGCTGTACCAAGGCCAAAGGTAAGTGCCATTTTTGCTTTACTTGGATCGGGGTCGTAAATGTATTCGTTAATTACTAACTTAGAATGTTCTGTTAACTTTACTATAGAGTCGTCAAGAAACGTTATAGCCATACGACCATCTTTAGTTATTGCTTGGTCGTTGCTTTGGATAGCAAACTTTAAGTCTGCCTCGTAAGGTTTGTCTCTAACTATTTGTGCTGAACCATTTAGTTCAGATATTCCACCAATATCAGCAGCTTGTGCTTGTACCTTGATCGTTTTGGATAACGCAAACAGTAGAAGAAGCGTTGCCGCCAATTGATATAATTTTAAGCCAGTCATTATCTTGAGTACTCAGTTGTTGGATATTAAAAGTTCTTTGGCCACCTGTATGGTCTAACCAAAAATACCCACCTGCTGAGGCATTAACACCAGTACCTGTATAATTTACTGTATTATCAGAACCATCTATATCCATATAGTTAGTCGCACCATCAATGTTTATATTTGATGTTACTGTGTTACTAGAGCCTTGAATAATCCAATCTAAATTTAAGTTTGCTGCTATTGCTGTAGTACCTTGATTTAAGGTAAATGTATTACTACTACCTGTAACTGCTATATTTTGGTCAGAACCTGCAGAACTATATGTATTAGTTGGGTCTACTTGTATCGTAAAAGTATTTGTATCTCCAGTAAAATTATATAACCCTGTAAAAGTAGTAGCGTTTATATCCCCTAAAAATTTATTGGTATT